GATGAGCGCGCTGGCGCCGGCGGCGTTCTTTACCCTCATGTTCCCCGCCGCATCTAGCAGCAGCGCCGACCCGCTTTTGTCGAGAAGCAGAATCTGGGCGGCGCCGAGCGTGCCGCCAAACGGGTTCTGGGGCGGCTGCATTTGGTCCGACCAGGTGCGGCCGACAATCACGCCGTTGTCGGCGTCGCCTTCCATTGGCAGAACCAGCACCTGCTCGCCGCCTGCCAGCGGCGTATGAACCCCCCAGCCTGCACCCACCGATTGCGACAGCACCGGCAGCCAACTCGTCAGCACGCCCTCGGGCTGGATCAGCACCTTTGCCGTGCCGCTGTTCGGATCGTAACTCTGTACCACACCCATACGGGCCCGCCCGACCTGCGCATCCATGCTGGCCATGTGCAGCTTCAGCGCGTTCAGCAGGTGATCGGCACTCATTATACAGCCACCTCCGTCTGCGGACTGTGATTCTTCGCGCTCAGGTGCATCAGGTAGCCACCCCGGCCGACCGACCGCCTGACGGTATTCGGATAATACGTCTGATCGTAGCCGGTGCCTGTCCCGGTCAACTGCACCAGCACGCGCGGCGTCAGAATGGCGTCTCCCGGCAGCGTGACGTTGATCGTACGCTCATGCGTGATGATCTCCGCGTACAACTGGTTGGCGAGCTGCTGTGCTTGGTCTTCGGTCAGGTTCGGACGGACGAACACGTATTGCTGGATGTTGCTGCCCGTGCCGACCGGCTTGGCACTTGGATACCCTCGGGTGAACGCGCGCGCCTGCTTGCCATTCCAGGATTTGACGATCACGTTCACGCCCTTGGCGACGGTCAGCGCGCGCTCGGCCGAGAACTCGACCATGTTGCTCTGCACCCGCCCCTGATCGTTCTGCTGCCACCACAGCAAATACGGGTCTGATCCGACCGCAACCGGCGGTTGAAAATACAACGTATCACCGCCAAAGAAGGCGTCGAACCCCTCGCAGCGAGCCAGCAGCACCACCTCGTCCCATCCGGTGATCGCCCTGTGGAACTGGTTGAGCTGCACACAGGCGTGCTCCAACTCATAATATCGCCCCACCGGCGTAGTGGTCCGCGTCACCTGTGACTGCAACCCGACCTGTGCGGCCAACGACGCGACGATCTCGCTCGATGTCTGATTGACGTTCGCCAATTCAGTCTTGAAGTCGATCAGCTTCGCCGTGTAGTCGCGGCCCTCGAGCTGGATCGCCCCAGCGTTGAAGCGGTGCGTGGTGCGATCCACCGGCCCCTGCACGATGGACTGCCAGACTACCGCGCTCTCCGGCGCTCCGGGAGGTACCAAGCCAATCTGCACATCAGCGGCGATGTCGGTTTGCTGCTCCCACCATGCAAAGCTGCCGAGACCCGAGAGCGGTGGCGCCAGTGTCGCCGTGTACCGGTCGCCATGATAGTTGTTCGTGCTGGTAATCGAGGCCGAAAGTGCGGTCGGTATGCTTAACCCGTTCACCAGGACCCGCAGCCGCGGCCGGATCACCGCCGGCGGCGAGTAAGCATTGTTGATCGGCATTGTCACTGCGTGGCGACACCGCCCGTGGCATTGGGATTCACGTCGGGGATCTGCAGGGTCATCGGCCCGGGTATGTTCGGGTCAACTAGCCTGTTCAATTGCGCAATCCGTATCCATTGCGTCGCGTCGCCAAGCTGTTGCGCGGCGATATGAAACAGATCGCCACCCACCACCGAGATCGTGTTCATGTGCTTGCATTCGCTAAATTGGTTGCGATCCGGCCCATCAGCCCATTCGCCGCCACGGCATTCGCCAGATCTCCGGTCTGTATGGCAGCAGTAGTCATCCAGGTGAGGCCCGCCGCCGCACCGCTCACCCCCGAGCCGCCCAATCCGTTTAGCCCGCTCTCAGCCTCCGAGATCGCACTACCTAAAGCGGTCTGGGCCGCACCCACATTTGCAGTCAGTGTTGTGAACGCCGCAGAGCCGAAAGTAAGGGCGTTCGGCATGGCGGCTTGCTGCTGCACCGCGGTCATGGCTGGCATCGCGAGACCGGCGTTGTCCGCTACATCGAAACCTAGCGCAGCGCTGATATCACCCTGCACCTGGTCCAACAGGGTTGGGTCACTTGGTCCACCGAGCTGTGACGGATCGGCACTTACCGCGCAGGCGATCCGATACGGCACCCAGCCGATTGTAGTGTCATCAGCGTAGAACTCTTGGATCACCACGACCCACAGCTGGTCAAGCCACGCCAGTGGGAGCGCCTGTGCCGCGAGCATCATCGCGTAGAGCAGTTTGGCCCGCGCCGAGGCACCCGGACCCTCGATGACCCCGCTCCAACAGATCGGCTTCCAGTCTGGGCCGAGCGAAGACATCACCACTACACCGCCGGGCGCTACGTGGCGCACCAACCTTTGCTGGCCGCCCCACGTCATCCTTGATGGCAGCGCGAGGTCGGCGAATGTCGCGCCGCCCAGCGTCACTTCGCCCCCACCAAGCCCGAGGATCTCCGATACCGCCCCGGCGATGCCGACAGCGGCTGAAACGAACCCCGACATGCCTACAGCCCGACAATTGCGCCAAAAGCCGGCATCGGCAGGTTCATCCGCGGGTCACCCCCGGTCGGGCCGTTAGGCGGCGCGGATATCAGCCCCGCCTGGTGCGCTGTGGTCCCATCGGCAATATCGCGGCCGTTGACCACATAAACCGCCAGCGGTTCGTTCGGTCCCGCGCTTGACGCGTTCGGGGGTACATCCGAACTGCCGACCGGCACCCGGGCGCCAAGATTACTGGTCGTGCCGGAGCTCAGCGGCCCAAAGCCCACCCCGTTCGTAGCCCTGGTCGTTGTCCCGACAGAGGCCACAGAGCCGATTGCCACCCCAGTCACCGAGCCTGCCGCCAAGTGCTCCAGCCAAGACGGGAGGGACGGCAATTCCTTGCCCAACGTCTCGATGCCCGCAGCCAATCCGACCAGCCCTGCCGGGCCAGTTAACAAACCGAGCGCAGTTGCTGCCTTTGCTCCGATCACGAACAGACCGGTCGCTGCAGCCAGTGCAGCTAGTGCGTCGACAGTCTTTTCGATGGTCGCTATCAACTCAGGATGCGCGACCGCCCATTGACTGAAGTCATTCATTGCATGCGTGAGCGACACCATCAGGTTGCTCGCAGTATCCACCAGCGGCGAGCCGAGTGTGGTCAAAAAGCCGTTCCACGTTTCCCGGAACGCTTTGATATTCGCGGTCGGGTCGTTCTGCGCCAGCACGTCGTGGGTGCCGATCCCGGGTGCGCTGCGATCGTGGGCGAAGCCCGTCTCGAATCGCGCTTGCTGTGTAGCGAGCATTGCCCTTATCTGCTTGGCGGTGTGGTCGCGGGACAGATGAGCATTTGCCTGCGATTCGGTTGCCCCTGCAGGGTCCCCCTTTCGGACACCTCTCATCACGCTGCCCGTCAAGTCTCGGAATGCCGGCTGCTGTGCATTGCCGGTGCCAGCAATCGAGGCATTGCCGCCGCTCGCGTTCATCCTCTGGGTAAGCGTGGACAAGATCGGGTCGATAAGGCCACCCGCCCCAATCATCGAATCCAGCAGTGTAGCCGGATTCGGTTTTTGTGAACTGCCCGCGGCAGTCAGCGCCTTCGTCAGATCGAACGACTGATCTTGAACCCCATCGCCGAGTGTCGACCGCATCAGCGGTCGTACCTTGACGTTGAAAGTCAAGTTGCTCTGGGCGCCCGCGGCTTTACCGGATGCCGTAATCAGCTCGTGCGCCCCCTTAAAGTCCTCAGCCATGTTCGAGCGCCCAGACTCGCTCGTTGCCATCAAGGCTTGCGTCGCAGCGTTCGTGCTTCTTCCGGTCGGCAAGGTAGGAATCATTGCCGGCATATGCCGCAACTGTTCCTGGACAAGGCCCTGCTGACGCGCCAGCTCCTTTCCTTGACCTACCAGCTTGCCCATTACCCCGAGCGCAGCGTCGCCGCCCAGCGCCGCGCCAAGCCCCACGACCGCTGCCTTTGCCGCAGTGAAGCCGCCAGTCAGCATATCGACCGACTGGTGCAACCTCAGCACATCCCGCTGGATCACACCCAGGACTGCTGAAGCGTTGTTCACCATCGAAATGGTGACGCCTATGCGATAAACGTCCATGCGTTGCTTCTATGGAACTGTCGCTGCCGCCCAGGGAACTGAGTCTAACTACTTCCTCACTCCGTACCGTCAGCGAGGTAGTTCGAGAAACGATCGCTGATGAGGTCGCGCACCTCCGCCGCCTTGCGGAAGGCCGAACCACTCAGGAACGACTCGGGCGGAATTATCAGACTGCCCAACTCTCTAGCCTCTGCCTCCGGCAGATTGGAGCCGACATGCGCATTGGGCGCAGACACCGTGTGCTCGATGCTGTCACGCAGATCGCTTTCCCGCGGCGCAGGAGGTCCAATCGCGTTCTGATGCTGCCCAATCGCCCGTTTTGCCTCCGCCATGATCACCTGTGCGGCGCGATCGAGCAGAACGCGCTCCTCCGCCGCGATGCCGGCCGCCAGACTGTCGAGATGCGAGGCAAACGCCGGAAGGTCAAAGCTCCTCATCGCCGCTCCTCCCAACCCATCCGTCGCCAGTTCCAGTGGTTGCCTTCGTATTCGCCCAACACGACCAGGTGGGCAAGCCGATCGGCATCATCCATCTCGAACGCGACGTCGTAAGGGACCCCGTTCTTCACGAGCCAGAGACATTCTCGGAAGCCGGAGTCCCGGGCAAGTTTTTTGCTCGCGCTACCCGCTCGTTCTGCCGATCTATAATGAACTGCTGCGCGACTTCGATCCCGTCGTCGTCGAGCTGCGCGATCAGAGCCGCGATCTCTTTCTCGTTGGTGGGAATTGGCACCGGCACGTCATTGATTGCGCGCACGCTGCAGGCCGCGAGCGTCCAGCCCATCCACGACAGATTGCCCTGCTGCTCGTTGGGAATTGCCTTGAACAGCTCGAACCTCTCCCGCGCCGAGAGTACTCGCAGCGTAAGGCGCCGCCCTGACGCGTCAGTGCTGACGGTGGCTTCCCCCATCACTGCCGCACCCGGCGACGTGCGAAGAACTCAATCGTCTGTTTCACCGTCTGTTCCTGATGGAACGTGCCCGCATTGCGCAGGTTCACAGCCACCCCCTCGAACAGATAGGTGGACACTGACCCGTCCACCTCGTTCAGATACTGATAGAGCTGCCCGGTCGGCAGGCGCTGGCCGTTCCAGAACATTGCTTCCAGCGTGACCGACATATCGTCGACTACGCTGTTGGCACGTTCGACGTCGAACGAGCCTTCCCAGCCGCCCGGGACGTCGCGGCCGAGCGGTGGATGGTTCAGCACCGGTACGCGCAGCTTCTTGACCAGTTGGTTGGCCGTGAACCCGATCACATGGGAGAAATCCATCCGCCCCAGCGAGCCGAGGATCAGCACCACTCGGCAGTCATTACCGAGTGAGAAGTCATTATTGTATGTACCGGACACCACCGGCCTCCATCAGGTTGAGAACGTTACGGAACGGCGGCGATCAGGAGCCAACCTGCCCGGTCGGGAGCGTCTGCGTCGTCACCTGGACGGTGGTACCGCCCTGCAGGTTGACGATGAACTTCTCGTTGATGCCCTGGTATTGCACCTGCACGTCGGCTTGCACATAGCCGATCGACGTGCGGGAAAGCGGGTTGTTCGTGGTGTCGCAGATGACCGAGAACGGGGTGCTGCCACCGAGCGAACCCAGAAGCCCTTGGCCGAGCATATTTTGCAGGAAGGCCAACAGCGTCGCCCGGATGTTCTGGAACAGCGTGGAGTTAATCACCTGGCCGACGTAGATGCCCATGCCGGCCGCCAGGCTGGCCGAGACGTAGTTGGTCAGCCGCGTATAGTTGTCTCCGTTGATCGATGCATTCGTCGATGAGTTGTGGCCCGCCCGCAGACCCCAATAGGATCCGCCAGGCTGCGGGTTGCAGATCACGTCGATGCCGTTCTCGATCATCAGCTGCAGATCGGCCAACGCATAGGTGTCGATCTGCGCCGAGCCGGGCACAACGGACGACTTCTGCGAGGCGACAATGCCATAGATTGGCTTATTCAGGCCGGATTGCTCGGGCGACAGGTTCGCCAATCGGCCAGCCGCGAAGGCTTGCGGAGAAATGAGCCGCAGGACATTGTTGGTCTGATCCTGCCAATAGATCCAGTCACCATGCAGGAGCTTGGAGGCGTAATCATTCAGGCCGGCGGTGTTCTTTAGGTCAACGCTGCCGTTGCTGCCATTCTGAATGTATTGCGAGGGGTCCGAGCCGCCAGGAGTCTGCGGCGCCGCCAGCATCATGTAGATGCCCTCGGACAGCCCGAACGGGTCCTGAGTGGCGGCCCAGGTCGTAGAGTCGGTGCAGTCCGCCAGCATGCCGATCGAGCATCCCTGGCCGCGCAAGCAATACATGCCGGTGCGCGGGGCCACGTCCGATCCGACGAGCACGGACGACGTGATGCTGCCCACGCCGTCGCTGCCGGCCGTCGATCCAGTGCCGGTGCCAAGCGTGATCGTCATCGGGAGGGTCAGGGAGGACGGGCTTACGCTCGCGTTGGCGCCGGCGCCGGCCGACAGGGTGACGAGCTGCGACGGGCCGCGCATCTGGCCGGTGCCGCTGTTCACCGCCGCGATCAGGTTGGTCCAGAACGCCGCGCCGGTGCCGGTGATCCCGGTATAGATTTCGCCGGGCAGGCCGGGCCGCACCACCGTCAGGGTGTAGGTCGAATTCGCGCCCTGCGACAGCGTGAGCTTGTCGCCGTTGGCGAGCGAGCCGGTGTAGAGCGACCCGGCGACAAACGAGCAGTCGTTCGATGCGGTGCCGTTGAACAGCGCCGCGGCGGCGACATCGGTCGTATCAGTCACGCGCACGCACACGAAGTCCTGCGCACCCTGCTGGACCGCGACCGCAACCGCGGTTCCCAGGTCGGTCAGGCGCGGCATCACGGGCCCGAACTGCCGAGCATATTCGGCCATCGTGCCGATTTCGCACGGCTGGTTTTTCGGTCCCCATGACGCCGTCCCGACGACGCCGATGACGTTCGTCGGCACACCATTGACGACCAGGTTCTGCGGTGGCACGATCTGCACATAAAGATCGGGCACCACCAGCGCGGTCGTGTTGATCGCGCCCGCTTGGACGATCGGCATCTGTCATGCTCTCCTGTTTGCGACCGGCGCTGCCAGCGCTATCCGGCCTCGGGTCCGCTCACCTCGGCGGTCCAGTCGATTACGTAGCCAGAAGCACCGGTGGCGGTGATGTTCAGGCCGCCATTCGTGGTGTCAGCCGTCACGCCGATCGACCAACCGGTGACCCCGCCGGTCGACGCCGTGGGCGCGATCGCCGTGCCGCCACCAACCACCGTAACGGTACTCACGCCACTGCCGCACGAGACCACGACTGGATCAAGCCGCCACACCGCCACATCTTGGGCGTTGACGTGGCGTCCCACCACTATGATGCGTACCGCATAAGCGGTGTTGCTCGGAATGTTTACAGTGTTCGCCATGCCGGCCGCCTGACCGTCCGCTGTCAGCCGGGCTGGCGTAGTGCCGTTGCTCGAGCCCCCCAGTATCTGCGTGGCGCTCTGTTGCGTGCCGGAGGGCGCACTTGCATTGGAACTCCACACAAGCACGCCGGTGCGCCCGTGGTCGTTGGCGTTCGCGCCGCCCGGCGCCGACGAATTCGCCCCGCTGAGCTGATTGGCGAACCCAAAAGCGACCGAGGTCCCGCCTGAGACGTTGTTGCTGTTCCCGCCGACCACGCAGAACGTGCTGGATGCCGTGTTGCTGCCGCCGCCGACGATTACCGACCGACCACCGGAGGCCACCTGTGACGCGGTGCTTCGAGTCGTCTGAAGATCGACCACGCCCCCGCCGCGCGAGTTGCCTCCGGTCGCTGTGGCATCCGGCACCTGAGCCATGATCGCGCCTGTGCCATTGGGTGCCAGCACGAGCGACCCATTGGCGAGATCAGTCTGTAGGACCGTGGCAGGCTGGTAACTGCCAGCTGGGACCGTGCGTAATGAGCCGATCTGTGTCCCTGATCGCCAAAGCGCGAGATTCTGCGCGCTTGCGCCGCCGCTAGTGCTGGACTCAGCGCAAATCGGGGCTGATGGGCTGCCATCGATAACGGTAATACTGCTGTCGCTTGTAGCCCAGACCTTTTCGTTGAAATGCGTCTGGATGGTTGCGGAGGTTGGTGCCCCACCGTTGACGCCATGCGCATTGAAGATGTCAACTTGGTTATTAGTGGCGCCGCCCGGAAGACTGATCCAGTTACTCGCCAATGTGCCATTCGTAATGAACGGAGCAACAATCTTGACCCCGTAAGCTCCGGACGCCACCGTGAAGACTGGGGGCGCCGCCGTGTTGCCGCCGAGATTGAACTGAACGTTGTAGAAGCCGCCATACACTGGTTGACCCGCGACAGTGACCACATGGCCA